GGCAAATGGCTAAGACTGTTGGCGACCTTCTTATCAAGCTGGGCGTTGACGGCATTGAAGGCGTAGAAGCCCTGAAGGGATCCCTGCGCCAGCTTTCCCAGGCGACAAAGCTGTCTGAGAAGGATATTGATAAGTTAACGACTGGCATCAAAAATTATTCCAGAGTCGTTGGCTCAAGCGAAAAGACACTCAGAGGCCAGATCACTGCACTGAAAGGCTTAAGAGAGCAGGCTCAACTTGGCGGTGCATCTTATATCAAGCTGACAAGAGACATTGAAAGGTATGAGAAAAGGCTTCAATCGCTAGGCAAAACAGCAGGAGGCACGGCAGAAAAATTATCGACCGTCAATCAAGTGCTGGGCGGCCAAATCCCAGCAAGGAAGCCTGCTGCGTTTGGCCGGCAAATTTCAGCCCTAAATAAAGGTCTTTCGGAGCTTTCAGTTACTAGTGACGCTTATTTGAGGCTGCTTCGTCAGATTCAAGAAAGAGAGCAAGCCTTTAGTCAAGCGCAAGCAAGGCAAGCAGTTATTGGAAGAGCGCAAACTGCAGCCGAAGGGCCAGTTGACAAGAGAACATTTTTTCAGCTTGACAAAGAACTCCCCAATACGACAAGAGCTTTAAATCTAAGACTGTCTGAATTACAGGAAACTTTAGTTGACACTAACCTTAGCAGCGAAAAGTATAGAGACACTCAGCGTGAGATTATTGAAATTGAAAAACGCCTCGCAGACGCGACAAATCGAAGGGTTGAGGCGATTAAAGGTGTTACTGATCAACAAAGAAGAGCTGAGCAACTAGCTGAGCGTTCTCGCGGTCGGAAGCAAAGGCTTCTTGCAAATCAATCAGCTGCAGACGCTGAATATAACGCAGCTTTGGGTGCTCACATTGCTTCACCAGCAATGCCAACCCGTGAGCTGAGTAACTTATATAAATCGATTGGGCAGATTCAAAGCACAGGCATTGCTGCTGAGATTGAGATGATGGGCAATAGCTACCAAAAAGTAGCTAATGACATCAGGCGAACTTCTCTTGCGAGTAGAGACAGCATCTCAAGCCTGCAGGGCCAGCGTGCTGCATTCATGAGTTTGCGTGATGTTCTTGACCCCACCAGTCAAGACTTCAGGCAGGTAACAAAAGAAGTTGAAAGGCTAGACAAACGTCTTGAAAAACTTAATCGCAAGCCTCGCATCAATAAGCAGTCCCTGCTTCAGGGGGCAGGAACTATTGCTTCTGCAGGTATATTTGGCGGGCCAGAAGGCGCTATTGGTGCGGCTGGAGGATTCGCCCTGGGAGGCGTGCCTGGCGCTGTCGTTGGTGCAGGGGTAGGCGCGGTCGCAAGTCAGCTTAGGCAGCAACTTGCAGAGCTAGCCGAATACACTACCAAACTAAATCTTGCCAAGCAAACCCTTGCATTGGCTGCAAATGGCCAAGACGAATACAACAAGCTTCTTCAAGTTGCAAGGAATATTAGTCAAGATTACGCTGTTAGTTTAAAAGGAACAATTGAAGGTTTTTCCCAGGTTGCAGTCGCAGCCAGGGCAAATAATTTGACCTTAGGCGAGACCGAAACTATCTACAGGGGACTCGTCGCCGCTGGCGTAGCTTTCGGCAAGTCGCAACAAGATATCGACGCAATTGTTCGGGCTACCGTTCAAGTTCTGTCCAAAGGTAAGCTAAGTGCAGAAGAGCTTCAGGGGCAAATCGGTGAAAGATTGCCCGGAGCCGTTGCAAAATTTGCGGAGGCAACTGGCAGGTCTCTGCCACAACTTGCAAAAGATTTGAAGGCAGGAACGGTTCAAATCTCTGACTTTGTAGATTTTTCTGAGAAACAGTTACTTGATTATGACAAGGTAGCAAAGCTTATAGGGGACGCACCTGAAAAGGCTGGCGCAAGGCTGAAGCTTGCCCTGGATGAAGCCGTAGAAAATTACGGCGGGTTCTTCTTAACAGTTGGCGCTGGCTTCCAGGATTTGTTCAAAGGAATCGTTGACTTTGCGAACGATAACGCAAGCGTAATTCAAAATATGATTGTTGATTTTATTATTGCTGGCGAAAAGATTCAAGAAGTTTTTGGCGATGTTGCTGAAAACATACAAAAAACTCTTGGGCCTGTATTGGGCGGAATAGTTAACTTGTTCAGTCAAGGTGTAGACGCAGTCTACGCAGGCATAAGGAGAGAAACAGAGTTGGGGGCTGGAGGCTTTGACCCTGTAGCCGCACGGCAAAGAGCAGAAGAGCAGGCTCGAAATGTTACGCCTGGAGGCAGCCTAAATTTTCTTGAATTTCAAAAGAATGCAGGAGAGGCTTTTGCCGTTGAGCTTAAATCTGCAATGCTTGAGGGCAGAAAAATACTAAGAGAGCAAGGTAGAGGCCGTGTAGACGATTCACCAGAACGCAGGCAGAAGCTTTTAGAGCAATTTCAATTCAAGCCTTTTAAGTTTGGAGAGTTCAATACTGGCAAAGGATTGCCGGGCGGTTCCGATGGAGGGACTGTTGACAGCCAAGCAGCAAAAGACTTGGCCAGGAGAGTTGCCCAAGCCCAACAACTAGAAGCCAGCATGACCCGGCGTCTTGCTGTCGCAAGGCAAGAAAATGAATTAGGCAAATTCCTTGTACAGCAAGAGAACAAGCGTGCTGAACTGCAGGACAGAATTGCAAAACTCAAGGAAGGAGGGACGACAGAAGAGCTGGATCGTGCAACTGCTGCAGCACAAGAACTTCAAGTACAAGAGCAGGCGGCATTGCTGCAAGAGCGCGTCAAGCAGATCAGCGAGAACGCGCTGAAGCCGTTGCAGGATGCCGTTCAGGCAGTCAAAGACAAGGTGAGCGTTGAGGAACGCACCAAAGAACTTCTCGCCAAGGGCATTGGTCCTGAGCGGGCCAAGGCGATTATCGCCATTGAAAAGGAAAAGAAAAAGACCATCGAAATACTGCAAATTTACATCGATATACTTCAGGCAAAGGTTGACGCAAACGATGCTACCGAGGCAGAGATTGAGGCCCTAGAGAGACTTAAGAAAGCGAAGAAAGATGCGGAAGGCGTTGACGGGGAAGGTGCAACGGCAGGTGGCAACTATGACAAAGACAAGAGCGAGTTTAAGAAGTTTTCGGAGGATTTTGAAAAAGGCTTAGAAGACCTCATGGAGGTTGGTCCGAGGCTTGCAGGGGTCGCCTTAAACGCGATCGGAACTATGACAGATGGGTTGATTGAATTTATTACAACCGGCAAGGCTAATTTCGCAGAAATGACTGCGGCAATTTTGAAAGATATTGCCAAAATCATGATACAAGCGGCGATTGCCGGCGCACTTAAAAAGATCTTTTATCCCAGCGCTGATGGCAATGTTGTTCAAGGCGGTCGCATCAAGCCTTACGCCAAAGGTGGGATCGTTGCTGAGCCAACAGTGTTCCCAATGTCAGGAGGAGCTGTTGGCCTAATGGGAGAAGCTGGGCCTGAGGCGATTATGCCTCTGAAGCGTGGCAACAATGGCAAGCTTGGCGTTGAGGTTGCAGGTCGCAGCAATGCACTAGAAGCAATGAGTCGCTACTCGGTTCAGAACAACGGTCGTGGGTCTGTTGGCTCTGGCGGCACCGATGATCCAAGTCGATTTGGAGGGGAAGCGTCTCCGCAACCCATTGACGTTCGCTACAACGTCGAACGTATCAATAGCGTTGACTATGTAACCGCTCAAGAGTTCCAAGCAGGCATGAGACAGGCCGCTGATCAAGGTGCTAAACAGGGTGAGCAGAAAGCACTCAGGCGGCTTCAAATGAGTAGCAGTACACGCAAGAGGTTAGGAATGTGACGCAATTTGCATTTGGCCATACGTTGCAGATTGTTCGAGATGGCAAGGCTGATCTGCGGTATCAGAACTTTTTTATCAACGAAAAACTGACGAGCCATAAAGGCGCTGATGGCACGACGGCAGAATTCACTTTTTTGCCCTTCGGCTTTTCTGGCGTCACATTGAACCGCACTGGCGACGGGATGGAAGCATCGCTTGTTTTCCCAAACAATGAACTTGCTAGGTCTTGGGGGGTAGAGGCAATTGAGGGTAACTTCACAATGCTAGTTCAAGTGCTAATCATTGACGATCCAAGCCATACCACCGGCCCGTCTCAGACTCATGACGTTGTGCATACATACACTGGTGTTGTAACCGGCGGTCAGTGGGATAACGTGTCGCTGAACATTGAACTCAGCTCGATTTTGGATGCTGTTGGAACGGACGTGCCAAACCGATCATTGACTCAAAAACTTGTAGGCAACCTGCCGATTAGCAATGGCGTCCGATTGCAGTGATCTAATCGGAATGCCGTATCGGCTTGGGGCTGATGGCAGCGACGGTTATATCGATTGCATTCACTTGTGTTATCAGGCCCTAGGGCGAATGGGCATCGAAGCGCCACCTTTTAAGCAGTCGTGGTATGAAGCGAGCAAGTGGCAAGTTTGTCGTGACCTAATGAGTTGGGGTTTTCGCGTCAAAAAGCCTGAGTATGATGGAGACATTCTGCTGCTACCGCAGCAATCCTGGGCATTCGCAGTCACATGGCAGACGGGGATCTTGTACGTCAATCGAATGTCAGAGAAGGTTCAGTGGTCTTCGGTCCGTCTGTTTACGACGTACCACTGCTTCCGTATGAAAGGCAGTTAATTGCAACGATTGGGCTTAGTGAAGAGGAATATCGCAAGTTTGCCGCTGAGGTCAGGCGTCGTGGGACGGTAAGGCCAGCTGAGTACGCGCATATTCCCGACGTGAAAGCGACGGGCTTTGAGCCGTTCTTGATTCAGTTAGCTATTGGTCTTGTTCTGACTGGTGCTGCATATTTATTGACTCCTAAGCCAAAGGCTCCAGAGGCATCGAAGCGAACGCAACTTGATCTTGGAAGCACTAACGCAGCGAATCGTTTCACACCTAGCCGTGGATTTGACAGCTTGATGGAGCTAGCGGACTATGGTTCGCCGATTCCTATTATTTTTGGCCGTTACATCAAAAGCAAAAAGGTTGGTGGATTGCTTGCGACACCAAAGCTTGTTTGGTCGCGGATGCTTAGTCACGGAACACAGCAGTCAGCAAAGTTGATGTTTGTTGTTGGAGAGCACGGTCATGCAGATGGGACTGGTCCTGATGGAATCATTGAACCGGACTTAGAAGGAATTTTCCTTGGCAACAACGCATTAGATGCGCTTTTTGAAGACTTCTTCGCGTTTTACTGGAAGCGCAACTCGCCCATGCTCACCAATGGGTTTGTGGATTCCGCATCAGGATTCAATCGTTTAACAAGAAATAATTTGTTTTATGGCTCAGCTGGCGACGGCAGCAAAGGTGATCCTTTTCAGTATGCGACCGAGCAAGACGTATTTGAATGTCCAAATCAGGTTCGTTCGGATTCAAAAAGCTTTTGCCATGCATACAGCCCGGCAAACAACACAGATTTCGGGACCTATGGTTCACTGCCTAATGGAACCGGCTTCAAGCTGAACTGGGAAGTTGTATCGATCATTGATGGAACCGATCAGCAACAGCGACATGCATCCGCAATTCGTCGATGGAAGATCGCTGGTGCAAAACGTGATGATAGCGACGCGCCTTTTTCCGTAAAAGACGAAGGTCATTTGGTAAAAATTAGAAAAATGTATATGGAAGGCGAAGGTCGTCAATACAGCCCACGCATGGGATTAACAAAACTAGTAAGGGCAAATGGAAGCGTATTGCAGCCGGATTTTGATGCTCTGACGGAAAGAGATAAAATTGAAGTTGGCGACACCGTAGAATTTACGATAAGGCCGGGAGGTGTTCCTGAGGATATATATCAACGCTCAAACAATAGAGGTGGCGAGCCCGTCGATGACATTAACTCAACTGTTGAATCAGAGCAGTTAGCAGCTGATGATGCATTGCAGGTTGGCGAGCAGTTTGCCATCGGCAACGTTCTTTTTGTCGTCCAAAGAAGAAAGCTTCAACAGTTTGATCCAGACAAAGATAAAGAACAAGTGATCACCTTGCGATGCATTAGCACCAAGGAGTCTCAAGATGCTCGTATTGGCTTTGTCAATGACGACAAAGTCGTGCAGCCTGAGGCTCGTTCATACGTTAGAGATGGCGACACTTTGCGCAAATGGTATGTAGCCGACAAAGAAGGAGTTAGGCCTACTTTTTATCCCATCACAAGAATCGCTGCGGCCGTAGTGCGCAACAATAAGCCAGCAGTCGTAACTGAAGTGGGTATTCGCAGCAAAGTTTTTCAGCGACTTCAAGGTTTAGCTGCTTTCAACAGCACTCCAACACCAGACGAACTTGACAAATTTGATGACGAAGAAGTGCAAGTGCGTGCTGGCACCTATACCGGCAATATCACAAGAACTTCTGTGTTTCAAGTTTATGTACGAAAGGCAGGTGTTGACAATGGCGACAACGCTTTCAGTTTCCGCCGCATGGATTTGCTCTTCGCTGTCAGGGGTAATTCACCCGCAGAACAGTACAACTTTATTAGGTTTAAGCATCCTCAAAAGACTGAACTTGAGTACAAGTTTGTGCCGATCGCAGGCGCTGAGCTAGCAAATCTCGATGATGATCAAAAAATTATTTTGCTTTCAGCATCGATATCTGATGCGAACAGCCCAAGTCTTGTTAGGAAGCCCCAAGTAGGAAATCTTGGCAAATTTATTGTTGAAACCGCTGGCGTGGAGCTTAGGAAAAAAGATATTCAAAAAAACAAGGAGTTCCTCCGCAAGCCCAAAAAAGTAGTCGGTTCAGACACTAAAAGCATTCCTTCGGCAGTCGAGCATGTTAGCCCTAGACCTGACGAAAAAGCAGGCGTGTTTAGGCGTGCAATTTCGATAGAAATTGGAGAAAGCAATGGCAACCTTGATCCGCCGGGTCGTCAAGGCACATTTATGTGGGAAATTTTTGGCAACCCAGATAACGATGGTGGTGGCGTCGGAACGCAAAGGTCCAAAGAGACTCGTGAGGTCTTTGGAGACAGATGGATCAGGATCAGATGGACTGTCCAAAAAAACGAACTGGTTGCAGACCATTACGCAAGAGTTGGACAAGGTCAAATTCATGTGTGGGCTTTGGCTGGCTATGCCGTCACCGGCAGCTCTCCTCGCTGGGGCAAAGGAGACATTTTCTTTGTTAGGCGCGGCGAAGGCTCAACGGCGGCTGAAGGCGAGCCTGGTTACGGCAACTCAGCATATGGAAGTGAGAACAAATTTAGGGGCAATCACCCCTCTGGTTCTTTAATTCGCTGGTCAGGTTGGTATTTCAGGGTCACCGATATTGAAACCACAAGTGTGCCTGAAGGCCGTTCTGGTGGTTACTACTACGAAGTTTTTGGTGACGCAGAGAGCGAACCGCTTGGCAAAACTAAAAGCGCTACAAAAGCAATTCAAGAGGGCAACAAGAAGATTAGGTTCCGCCTTAACGCAAAAGTCGTGCAATTGCCAAGCGGTCACTTCACTGGCCTCACCAAAAAATGGGAGTTAAACGGACCAATTGAAATTGTCGATGACGGCTACACAAACGCTGCTTGGGACAAAGGTGACACCTTCGAGCACCTTGAAACAATCAACGCTTCCAATAATCCTTTTTACTGGACGTACGACAGAGTGGGCTTTCAGTACAGAATTAATGATGTCGGCGTAGTCCCTGGGACCGGAACATTTACCGGCGAAACTGAATTTGAAAGGGACAGTCAGTATGCGGACATAAGTTTCTATCGGGGCTTGGTTCAAAAGTCAAATGACAATGAACCTGAGCACAAGGTGGTGTACGTCAACGAGATACTTGAAAACAGCAAAGTGCCGGAGTACAACGGTCTTACGATTTGTGGATTGTCACTAAAGGCAAGCCGTAATTTCACAAGCTTGGATTCATTGCGTGTTTGGCTGGGCCAAGGCATTCCTGTTAGGCGCCTGCATCCTGATGTCAGTTCAGACAACAACAATCCATATGACGAGTCAGGTGACACTTTCTTCAAGGAAACTTACGGACCGAGTCATCTCTTTACAGATCTTGCGTTCTACCTGTTGACAGACAAGCAAGGCGGGGCCGGCAATCTGACTGGCATGAGCCCAGTCGATGCATTTTTGTTGAACGTGGAAGACTTTAAAGACACTTCAAGGTTCATTCATAAACAGGAGTTGTTCTTTAATGGAGTTATCGCAGAACGCACTAACTTACGTCAATACATCATGGATGTTGCGCCATTCTTCTTGTGCAATTTTGTGATGTCAGACGGCAAGTTTTCATTGCTGCCAGCTATTCCCGCGCACAAGAAAAGTGGAAACATCAATGACGGTCCGGTGCCTATTGATCAGTTGTTCACGGCAGGCAACATTCTGGAAGACAGCTACAAGGTGGAATACCTTAGGAGCGAAGAGCGCAGAGACTTTTCTGCAACTGTTCGCTACCGCTTCGAGTCTCGAAACAAGCTGCCCGAAGAAAGGGTGATGAAAGTGAAAGTAGATGGCAGTCAAAAGTCTGAATTACCTGAAGAGCAGTTTGACCTGACGCAGTTCTGCACTTCAAGAGATCACGCTCTCAAGGTTGCAAAATATTTTTTAGGCCTCCGAAAGTTCGTCACTCATACAATCAGCTTCTCTACGACGGTTGAAGGCTTGAACCTAAAAGCAGGTTCATACATCAAGGTAATTACTGAGTCTTCGCCATACACGAGCGCCCAAAACGGTGTAGTTAGCTCAACAGGCGTCGTCACAAGTGTCGAGCCTATTGCCGACGGCACTTATAACGTCACTTTCTACAAAACAAGCTCAGATGACATAGAAGGTGGAGACATGCAAATAACTGATGGCAAGGTCTCTGACACGAAGTTCCACGATTCTGTATTTAGTATCAATAAAAAAGAGACCAGTGCTCATGTATACGTCGTAGAGCAGCTGACATTTTCAGAAGAAGGAACAGTAGACATCTTGGCATCCGAGCACCAATGCAACGATGACAGGCATAGCAAGCTTGCTAAATTCATCAAAGACCCAGATTCTGTGAAAGTGGAGGACATCCAATGACCACAGCTCCATTCGCGAAATTCCCCACAATAGAACCAACCGCTCGGACTTTTGAACCTGGCGATTTCCCCGTAAAAACCTATAAGACGCAAAACGGCGTTGAGCATCGAGTGCTGTACGGCAGCCGTCGTACCAATCTAAAAGTGTCTTTGACGTTCGCGAACATCACGGACGCTCAGGCTGAGCAGATCCTGGATCACTACGACTCAGTGCAAGGCACGTTTGGGACATTGTCAATCGACATGAGTAGTGGCAAGAAAGGCTGGGAAGGAAACGAGGACGCTTTGGGGGCCGGGGCGCATGGAAACAGCTTTCGGTATGAAAAGTCTCCGCAGCTAGTTCAGGTGCGCCCTGGGATTAGCACTGTTACAGTGAATTTGATTGGTGTACTGCAGGTCTAATGGCAAAGGTCTACACCGGCAGAGATGGCATTATGCGACATGGCAATAACACAATTGCCAAGGTCGTCAGTTTTCAGGTGTCTTCAAGCCTGGACGTACTAGAAACTACGACCCTTGGGGAAAGCGTCCGCCACTACACCCCTGGCATTGTTGGATATACAGGCACTGCTACGTTGTTGTACTACAAGAACAGCAGTAACTCGATCAACACTACAAGCCTTTTGAATAAGCTTTATAAAACAGGAGGTGATGGAGTTAGCGCTAGCGACACTGTCGATTTGACGTTTCGCTGGAAGGACGGATCAGATGAAAATGATATCAAGATGAATGCTTACATTACTAGCGCTTCTATTGGAGCAGCTACAGGTGAAATTGTTAGAGCTGAAATTTCATTCCAGGCAACTGGAGAGCTTTCTACGGTATCAATCTAATGACTGTATATCTAGGGACTTTTGGGGAGGTCGAATTAAAACGTCAGTTTGATGGAGGTGAGTTGACCTCTACAGTTGACCCTGCAGATGTAAACGCAACTGCAAAACGTTTTAGCTTTGACTTTGAGCACGGTCAGCTTCTCACTGGGGATCAAATTGAAATTACAAGCACAAATAATGCAGCTTTAAGCTTCGTAAATGGGCATACAAGTACAAGCATTAAGAAGTTTATTCATGTTGACGAGTTAGATGGTGTCAGGCTTTTCAACACTTTCGCTCATGCAATGAGTGGCGACTCGGCAAACGCTGTGGTCCTTGCATCACCAGCAAGTGCGATCCCAATCAAGGTTGCTGTTGAAAACGCTGCGTATCGCGTTCTGGGGAGAGTGCAGAGCTATGAGCTAAACACTACTCGCGAAACAGTAGACACCACAACGCTTTCTGATGAGTTCCGTAGTCAGATAAGCACAGTTATGTCCGGTTCGGGCAGGCTGTCTTGTGAGTGGGAGTACACAGGGGATACAGTCAAGGAACTGCCGCATTACCTGCTAGAGCTGGCATTGCGAACAAAAGTTGGTAGCTCTTTTGCGGCAAAGTTTTATTTGAAGACTTTTGCGTACAACCCAGCCGGTCACGCTGGTGCAGACGATGACCAGCTTTGGTATGAAGTGACAGGTGTCTTGACCGCTTGCGCGGTTCAGTTCAATCCAAATTCATTGGTGCAGATCACCGCAGACTTTATAACTACAGGCCCAATTCAAATAAAAGCTTTGATAGATACCGGAGATGCTCTCTTGCAAGAGGACTCTGGTGACATACGCTTGGATCAAGACAGTGCAGCTAAACTGCTGTTACAGCAGGACGTTTAACCCGGAGCTAGTCGCCCATGGCCGACCTCAAAATTAGCGAGCTTAATGCGCTTGCTGGCTCCGCCTTGGCGACTGCCGATTTGGTTGCTGTTGTCGATAGCAGCGCCAGTGAGACCAAGAAACTGACGGTTGGTGATCTAGTCGCCAATGGCGTCACTCTGATCAGCGACGACACGATCCCTGGCGCGAAGATCCTTTTTGGTGCGGGCGATATTGCAACAGCAGCCGTTGCCGATTCAGCGATCACAACTGCCAAGATCGCCAACGACGGTGTAACGGCAGCCAAGCTTGCCGACGAATCAACTGTTGATTTAGTCACGACGCTGCCTACATCCGGAGCGTTTACAGGTCAGCTGGCTGTTGATACAGACGACAACTCCCTTTATTGCTGGGACGGATCGTCTTGGTTAAGCCTTAAGGCTTCTGCGTCAATCAGCAGTGTTTTAGGCAGCACAGCTGGCATTGTCGACATTACGGTCACCACGACCAGCGGGGCGGCCACAGTCGCTGCCGTGATTAATAACACGTCTGCAGCGAATCAGTTCATGGCTGGCCCTACGGGCGCGGCTGGAGCAATTGCATTTAGGACAATTGACGGCAGTGACCTGCCCAAAGCGACCACTAGCGCTAAAGGCGCTGTAATCGTCAATGGTGAAGGCCTCCGCATGGATGGCGACACTGTTGAAGTTGATAACGATGTCACTGCAAGTACGACGCACCATGTCGTTACTTACAACGCCAAAGGCTTGATTACTGGTGGTCGCGTGCTTTCTGCAAGCGACTTGCCTGCTGCGACCAGCACTGCAAAAGGTGCGGTGATTCCTGGTACGGGGCTAGAAGTTGACGCAAGCGGCAACCTAAATCACACGAATACAGCGACTGCTGGCACCTTCACGAAAGTCACGGTTGACGGTCAAGGTCATATTTCAAGTGGAACAACTCTTGCTGAATCTGATATTCCCAATCTTCCGGCATCGAAGATTTCCAGCGGAACAATTCCGACAGATCGGATTGGCACAGATGCTGTGACGGCAGCGAAACTTGCCGATCAATCTGTCACTAAATTTGGTGGTGCAGGTGCTACTGATAACGTTGTCACCTTCCCTGCTGGCGACTTTAAAGGCCAGTTCTTCTTCGATGAGAAGAATGAAGACCTTTATATCTTTACAGGTCAATCGTTCCTGCCTATTACCGTTATCAGTGGCAACCTTGTAAACGCTGGAACGTATAACGCCAACACCAATCTTGTAGGCACAGTCACGACTGCCGGTTCTGCAGCTGGTTTTACAGCAGGAGGTGCCCTCCCGAATCCTGCGCCGGGAAATTTAAATTATTACGTCGTCGTCAGCGACTCGGGCACAGGTTCAGGAAATGCCCCCGCTGTGTCTTTGGCACCACCTGACATGTTGATTTCGCTTGGTAGCGGAAACACATTTCAGTTGATTGACGTTTCAAACGCTATTGCTGGTCAGACCGCAGCAAACATCTCTGTTGTCTCTACAGGAAACATTGCGGCGACTGATGTTCAGGCTGCACTGCAAGAACTTGATTCTGAAAAGATCGGCGCTGCTAGCCCAACGTTTACTGGGACGGTGCTGCTTGGGCAAAACGCTGTGCTGGCGTTTGAAGGGTCTTCTGATGACGGCAGCGAAACCACAATCACAGTTACTAATCCGACTGCTGATCGCACAATTACGTTCCCAGATGTCAGTGGCAATGTCGTAACGACAGGTGATACGGGGACAGTCACCAGCGCGATGATCGCTAACACCACCATTGTGGATGGTGACATCAGTGCATCTGCAGAAATTGCAGTCAGCAAGCTTGCAAACGGCAGTGCTCGTCAGTTGCTGCAGACCGCTTCTAACGGCACTGACGTTGAGTTCACCAGCAATGTTGATGTCCCTGGAACGCTGGACGTTACGGGTGTTGCGACGTTCGACAGCACTTCAACGTTTGCGGGTGTTGCGACGTTTAACGCCAACATCGTGATGGAGGGCACGTCGGCTGATGATTACGAGCTGACGTTGACTTGTAACCCGACTGCTGACGTAACGGTTACGCTGCCTGATGCAACAACCACTGTTGCTGGTCTTGCTGTTGCTCAGAGCTTTACGAAAGCACAGCGTGGAACGCCTGTTGACTTGCAGGATGCGGGAACGATTGCTGTTGACCTGAGTCTTGGCAACAATTTCGCGGTGACGCTTGCAGGCAACCGGACATTAGGCGCTCCAACAAACGTGACTGCTGGTCAATCTGGTGTGATTGTGGTCACGCAGGATGGCACAGGGTCTAGGACACTGGCTTACAACTCGGCGTACAAGTTTGCTGGTGGAACGGCGCCGACTTTGACGACAACGGCTAGTGCAGTTGATGTTCTTGCCTACTATGTAGAAAGCTCGACCCGTATTACGGTCACCTCGCTGCTGAACGTGTCATGAGTATTCCTGGAAGTGCAACACCTCTGCTGCTGGCTACAACTGCAGCGGCGGGACCTGCTGCTGCATTCCAGGTAGATCGCAGCTTGCGGTTTAACAGTGCTGATAGTGCATATTTGAGCAGAACTCCGTCGTCTGCAGGCAACCGCAGGACGTTTACTTTTAGCTGCTGGGTAAAAGCGCCGAAAATAGCAGGCATACAGCAAATTATATTTAGCGCAAGCACAGGTTCAACTCCCTACACAGCCATTGATTTTCGGGATAACAATTTCAGGATAATTGAGTGGAATGGTTCTAGTGTTGTATTTCAAGTTAAAACAGACGCAATCTTGCGTGATCCATCAGCGTGGTATCACGTTGTGATAGCAGTAGACACAACGCAATCCACTGCTGCTAATAGAGTAAAAATTTATATAAATGGCACTCAACAGACAAGTTTCGCGACTGCAAGTTATCCGTCGCAAAATCACCAGCTATACATGAATAGCAGCGCACTTCATTATGTAGGAGAGAATGCTGCTACCTCATACACCGCTTTTCTAAACGGCTACTTAACCGAGGTGCATTTTGTTGACGGTCAAGCACTTGCTGCGACTGACTTCGGTGAACTCGACGATAACAACAACTGGAACCCGAAGGAGTTTTCTGGAACGTATGGCACCAATGGTTTCAAGCTCAACTTCTCTGACAACAGCAGCAACGAAGCACTTGGTTACGACCAGTCTGTAGCCACCCCAAGTCCAAACCCTGATGGCGGCATGGATGTCGTCACTTGGACTGGCAACGGCAGCACGCAAACAATTAGCGGTTTGGGATTCCAGCCTGATTTTGTTTGGATTAAAGCAAGAAGTGCAGCTTATGACCATTACCTGCAGGATGTAGTCAGAGGAGCCACTAAAACTCTTGAGGCAAACCAAACGGGTGCTGAAACTACAAACGCTGATGGCGTAACTGAATTTACATCTGACGGATTCAAGCTTGGTGCGGGAACAGGCAACACTGCCCCAAACGTCACTAATGTGACTTACGTCGGTTGGGCGTGGAAAGCAGGTGGAGCAGCAGTATCTAATACCGACGGCTCGCTTACTTCACAAGTATCGGCATCAACTGATTACGGGTTCAGCATTGTAACTGGAACAACTCCCTCGTCGGGCGTGAGTTCCTATGGCCATGGGCTGGACACTGCGCCCAAGCTTATGCTCGTAAAGCTTTCAAACGTCTCGGCTAATTGGCACATCTACAGTGAAGAGTTGGGCAATACAGGATATTTATATTTTACAAGCGCGGCTGCAGGCACTACTACGGCTCTTTGGGACAGCACAAGTCCAACAAATAGCGTATTCACGCTTGGAACTAGCTTTGATGGCTCTTATAATTTCGTGGCCTATTGCTGGAGCGAAGTCAGCGGATTCAGCAAGTTTGGTAGCTATAGCGGTTCAGGATCAAGTGGCAACGCTGTCACAACTGGATTTAAGCCTCGTTATGTACTGCTTAAGAGAACAGATTCAACCGGGAATTGGTTTATTTTTGACTCGGCAAGAGGGACTGGCAAAACTGTTTGGGCTGATTTACCAGATGATGAAGAGAGCAGCTACAGCATTACAATAACTGCCAACGGTTTTACCGTTAATGGCACTGCTTCTGGCATGAATGCCACAGGTGGAACTTACATCTACGCAGCATTTGCGGATCGGCCTGGCAATAACTTCGACGTAAACAACCTTGTTGCAACTGCTGGCGCTGATGGTGCGGCGGGTTTTGACGTTGTTACTTACAGCGGCAACGGTGGAGCGCAAGTTATTGGTGGGCCGGCTTATAGCACTCAAACTTTGTCTGCCGTTAGCTCAAGCGAGACAGTTACTAATCCAGGTCGTGCTTTTAATGGCAGCACAAGCAACTCTGCGTATACATTCAATGGAATTAAATTTACGCCAATTGGCGGTTCTCAGAGCAACGTCACTTCTTTGCGTTTTTATTCAGAAAGCTATGGACAGGGTGGCACGATTAAACTGAACGGTACAACGATTGAGACTAACTACGATTTTGGCAATGGTGGTTGGTACTCTTTTTCTTCTACTGCGCTTTCCAATATCAACAATACACTTACCAGCTTTGAGTGGAACAGACAGCCTGGGCAAGGGAGTAACAACAACGATTACCTAAATGCAGTTGAAATAAATGGCACTGTACTTATTGACGGCGCCGGCGCACCTTTAAAGTTCCAGCCTGATTTGGTATGGATTAAGTCACGCTCTAGCGGAACTGAAGGCCATTACATAGCAAATAGCATTAATGGCTTGACTGAAAATATGCGGTCAAATAGCACAAGTGCAGAGCAGACAAATACAAACGGTGTAACGGCTGCAGATGCCAATACTTTCACGCTTGGGGACAGTGGTCGGGTTAATGGCACTTCCCAGAACTATGTGGCCTGGGCATGGAACGCTGGGGCAAATAGCAACAAGACCTACACCGTCAAGGTTGTTAGCGACAGCGGAAACAAGTATCGCTTTGACGATTTTGGCACTAGTGCTGTAACGCTCGACCTGCAGGAAGGCAGCACCTACGTCTTTGACCAATCCGATAGCAGCAACGCAGGCCACCCGATTAGGTTTGGAACGTCTGCTAACGGGACTGACTACACCACGGGCGTAACGCACACCGGAACGCCTGGCAGCGCAGGAGCCAAGACAACACTTGTTCTTGGAACTGGCGTAGCAACGCTGTATTACAGCTGTGCAAACCACTCAGGGATGGGCGGTCAGATCAATACGAACAGCACTGCTGGAGCGTCGAACTTCGACGGCAGCATTCAGTCAACTGTCAAGGCAAATCAAGAATATGGGTTTTCGATCGTTTCCACTTCCCCAAGCAACAATGCCGTTTCTATCGGACATGGATTAAATGCAACCCCAAGCGTAATAATTAGCAAATCCAGAACAGTTACTTATGACTGGAATGTGATGCACGCAAGCCTTGGCGGAGATGAAATTATGAGGCTTAATACTACTGCTGCTAAACAAACTGTGTCAAACTACTATAACAGTATTGGCACCTCTACGTTTAGCGTTATTTCAGGTAATAATGCAAACAACAGTGGCGACATGGTTTATTACTGCTGGAGCGAGATTAGCGGATTTAGCAAGTTTGGTAGTTACAGCGGTGGAACCAACCCAAGGACAATTACAACAGGGTTTAAGACCGCTTTTGTTTTAATTAAAAGCTCAAGCCATTCCAGTCACTGGCAAATAATCGACGCCACCAGAGGTGGTACGCAAAAACTTGCGTCGGATTTGTCTGCTGCTGAAAACGATTCATCTACTCTCGGCGGCACGTCCACCAATACAGTGGAATTTTTAGACGATGGTTTCAAGCTGACGACAACAAACACTGGCACAAACCAGTCTGGCTATACATACATCTACATGGCGTTTGCTGGAACGCCTGATGGTTCAGGTGTTGACAGCCTGATCGACACGCCGACAAACTACGACGCATCGTCCGGCAATAACGGTGGCAACTATTGCACGCTAAATCCTTTACATGCGCCTGCCATTGTCGGTTCTGGAACATCTCCAACAATCACCAATGGCAATTTAGACGTTACTGGAAATAACCAAGAGACAGCTGGAACGTTTGGCGCATCCTCCGGAAAGTGGTATTACGAAGTCACCCAGCATGACGCGGGAAACTTTACTAATGGAGTTGGATGGTACAGAGAAGGGACAAGTGAAGAATCAATTTACAGAGACGACGGTGCCTTCAGATTTAATGGGTCGGAGTCTAGCTACGGTGCATCATGGCAATCTGCTGGAGATGTAATTGGCATTGCGCTGGACATTGACAACAACACAATCGCTTTTTACAAAAACGGAGCAAGTCAAGGAAACGCTAAGACTAACTTGCCTGCTGGAACGTATATTCCTTTAATTTACAATCGTCAAGTTTCAGATTTGTCTGCAAACTTCGGCCAACGTCCATTTGTTTACACGCCGCCAACAGGTCACAAGTCACTCTGCACGCAGAATCTTGCCGACCCAACAATTGCCGATGGTTCGACGGCGTTTGATGCGAAGTTGTGGACTGGCACTGGCTCGTCTAGAAGTATTACAGGCTATGGATTCAGCCCTGATCTCGCTTGGATAAAGAGCAGATCTGGCGCTTATGTGCATTATTGGGTTGATACTGTGCGCGGAGCCGCAAAACGTCTTCAGTCCAACAGCACCACTACTGAATTAAACAGTTCTCAATCTTTGACTGCTTTCAACAGCGACGGATTTGATCTTGGCAACGAACAGGCTGTTAATGAAAACAACGATACGTTTGTTGGCTGGGCATGGGACGCTGGAGCGTCAACGGTTAGCAACACTGACGGCAGCATCACTGCTAATGTCCGCGCCAATGCGTCTGCTGGGTTCTCGATTTGTTCTTACACGGGAATTGGCGATGGCTCTACTGAAAGCTTTGGGCACGGACTTAACGCTGCTCCTGAGTTTGTAATCATCAAAAACCGCGATAGTTCAACAAACTGGGCTGTGTATCACAAAGGAGGCGGGGCTGGTGCAACCTACAGGCTTGATGATACAAATGCAAAGGAGTCAACCAGCATGTTTGACAGCCAGCACCCTTCAAGCAGTGTTGTTTACTTAAAAGAGAACTCAAACAGAGTCAACAATCCATATGATTATGTTGCCTACTGTTTTGCACCGGTCGCAGGCTATAGCGCGTTTGGTTCGTACACCGGCAACGGTTCATCTGATGGTCCGTTTGTTTACACCGGGTTTAGGCCAAGGTTTTTGCTGTTCAAATGCAGTTCTGCTATTGGTAACTGGATTATTATCGACTCTGCTCGCGATACGTTCAATGACGGGGAGACAGCAAAATTAGCGCCTAACCACAGCTACGAAGAAAACAATTCATCGTACATAGGTTTTGCAAGCCAAACACTTGTAGATTTCACAAGCAATGGATTTAAGTTGCGTTCTACAGGCGGCACTTCTAACGATTCAGGCGCTACATACATTTGGGCAGCATTCTGTGAGCATCCCTTCAAAACCGCCCGTGCGCGGTAACATCGACTTATCGCCCCAGATCCATGCCCTATCAACTTGGCGACCGCACACTGCAGCTTGATGTGCCTTGGGAGCACGATGGTGTTCAGTACCCTGCCAACTGGTTGCGGTTGAGCACTGCACAAGATCGTGCAGAGCTTGGCATTGTCTGGGTCGATAACAGCCCTACTTGGAACCAGAAGTTCTATTGGGGCTATGACGCTGGTGGCAACCTGATTCCGAAGACCTACACCGATCTCAAGGCGAACTGGATCGCTCAGACCAAGGACACTGCATACAAGCTGTTGCAGCCGTCTGATTATCTGTGGCCCAAGCTGCAGGACGAGAACAGCAGCTTCTCTGCAGCCAAGACTGCTTACAACGCATCACCTTGGAGCACTTGGCGTTCCACGATCAGGACTGAGTGTGCTGCGATGGTGGCCAAGATTGAAGAGACTGCAAGTGTTGGTGACACGTCGCCTTTTGCAGATTTTGGCAGAGTCCAAGCTTTGCAGGAATACATCGAAGGCAGCAGCTATAACGTGTGGACGGCTGATCCTGACAATGCCCCAGCAGATGATGAAGAGACCTGATCCGATGATCGCGGCTAAGCCTGGAGCGGAAGACGTGCAAGCAATGGCGGCTAGAACGCTATGGCTTGAAGAGCTGTATTTCTTGGATGGCCGCGACCAGATCAGCCACCCCCAACGCGGCTTGTTTACTGGGCTGGCTCTTAAATATCAGACTCTAAATTCGACTGACGGGATCTGATGGCGAAACCAATTAGCGGGCAAAGTTTCGTCCCTAGCAAGCCGAAAAAGACACGTCAAGGGAATGGATCACATTCGAAACCGTCCCATGGACGAAAGAAGTATCGTGGACAGGGAAAACGTTAATCCTCTTTCCAATGATCAAAACTCTCATTGCGAGTGGTGTCGCCGTTTCAGCAGCTGCGCTGGCATCTCCTGCTCTCGCAGAAGGCAACATCTATGTGAACCCAGAATTTAATGGGTCAAGCTATGGCGACAGCTACAACGGCGGAGTTCTTACGCTGGACGTAGGTTATGAGCTGTCTGAAGGCGCTTATTCCTTCTATATCCAGGGTGGTCCTGCCGTTGTGATGCCTAACGGCGCTGAGAACGAAATTGAATTTGCAGGCAAGTTCGGCGGTTCTGTTGCTGTCAGCGAGAAAGCTTCCATTTATGGCGAGCTGAGCGGCATCACTGGTGATGAGCTGTCAGTTGGGTCAAAGGTTGGCATGAAGTACAGCTTCTGATTAAGCTAAAGCTGCAGTTGTTATTGCACCCCTCCTGGTCTCACACAGCAGGAGGGGTTTTTTCTTGCCATTACACAAGAAAACCCCGCCTAGGACGGGGTTCTCAGGTGCCGACGCTCTAGCAGAACAGAGGCTGATCTAACAGCTTGGGAACTAGGTCTAGCGATAGCCACTCCTAAGAGCACCGTGTTTTGTTACCAGAGGCTGGCTAGTTCCTCGATCCCTTAGCCCGTAGGCTCCCTAGGCCCAAATGTCCTAGAGCACGGTAGGGCTAGCATGCCATTGACCTGCAATCTTGGCAAGTGCAAAAGCTTTTCAACGTAATGTCTGTTGCAGCATTCACTATGTCTGCAGGGATGGTTGCTGGGTCAGTGTTGCTTTACACCCGCATTCCATCACTCACTAAGTACTACATGAGTGAGTTGACTTTGGAGATGACTAAGGTCATGACGAATATGATGTCTGGGCAGATTACTGAGGCTATGCCTGAGCTGCCAACAAGCACTGGACCTGCTGTTCCGTTCAAACTTCCATGAGTGATCAGGTCAATTCTCCTCCTCACTACACCAAAGGTCGGATAGAAGCGATCGAGATCATTGAAGATGTAGTTGCTGGTGCCCCAGAGCCCGTCGTGGGGTACTTGGTTGGGCAGACGTTGAAGTATCTGCTGCGTGCATGGCATAAGCAAGATGCGTCACAAGACCTGCAGAAGGCTTCTTGGTATTTAAGTCGTGCGATTTTGCGCCTGAATGCCGGAAATTCCTGAGATTGGCGTTAGTCGAATCAACGTTCCAGAGATTCCGGAGTGGAGAGCGCTGCCTCCGCAAAGCATTCCAGATGCTCCGCCTATTACGTTGCAACTTGGATTTCCAGTAGCTGATGTTCCAGGTTGCGTAGAGACTCGAACTTCAGCAGCTGGCGATAAGCAGGTTTACAGCAACGACCCGCGAGGCAACTTCATTGTCTGCGGAGCGGAGATGCCTTCATACAAGCCCCTTAACTTCACGCCTGGGACGCTCAACTACTCGAAAGCAAGACCACCTGCTATCGACACAGACATAAAAAAACCGGCTGATGTCTCAAGTCAGCCGGGACCCACCTCTTCGCCGCCGAGTGCTGATCTCGACATTTCAAACGTAGTCAAAGAGCTGCCATGTCCTCCTGCCGACGCAATTCCTTTAGGTGCGAAAAACAAATCTCAAACCGCCGTCATCATTGGTTACGAGCGCGTCGATGGCAAATGCCAAGCAATCTATGAACCGCTGGACGTACCAACGATTATCGGCAACTATCTTCCTGCTGCGCCTGTTGTGGCGACGACTGCAACAACTGTGGCTGTCGCGACCACGGTTGCCATCTTCGTTAAACCGTTAGGCGACATCTTGCTGAAGGTTGTAAAGCCCATCGTCAAAAAGACGATCAAGAAGATCAAGGCGAAGCTGGGGAAGAAGGTGGTTGTTGAGTCTGCTTGGCAGCGTCGGAAGTTTCAGAGGGCTTTGCGTAAATAATTTTGTGAGTGTGGGGAGGAATCTTCGGTGGTGGGTTGTTTACGACTACGTCTGCGCAAATCGCCGAGTAAGGACTATCTGGGTGAAAGCCAACGCCATCTCTTATAAGGTCGGCACAATTTTTCAGACGCTTGATCTCGTAGACCATGCGTTCGTTAGCAAGCTTTGCGTCTAGCAATGCCACCTGCTTCTCTGCGGCTTTGCGGCAAGTCCTGACGTGATGTCGATCTAGCGGAATCGAGAGGGTGGCAGTAATTCCGCCATTGATCGAGAAATTTGTTTTCTGGCCCGTGCGAACAGGCTTATAGAACAAGACATTGCCCGGATTATCGGGCCGGCCATCGGGGACGGCATTGCCTTCCGGATCAAACGCGCCAGTGAGATCGAGAGTGTCATAAACAGGCTCGTTGTAATGCGATTCGTATGGATCAGCCCAGCTAGTTGTGGAGCTAATGAACGGATTGATGTTCAGTGTTGCGCCTTGGCAGCTAATACCTCCGCCGTATGTATTCGTAAATTGCTTGCTTGGCACAACCTGCACAGCCTGATTGGTCACACTCCCGGAACTATTGGCGACTGGTGCAGCAGTGCTGCTGACTTGAGCTTGTGCTGGTGCAGAAAACAGCAAAAGCGCTGCAATGACTCGTTTCATTGGGTAAAGGTACTAAGGGTTTCCGTGATTGATTCAACATCAGTTTCACGGGTAATGATGGTGTGCTCCGTCAGTCCTGGGCCTTGAAGAGTTTCGCTGAAGCTGAATGAAGCGGCATCGTTGACGATTCTCCACGATGGTTTTTTAGCAGGATCAAGACCACGCCAAACACTAGAAACCCCATTCAGGGTATTTGTTGTTGTCACTAAGTCCATTGGGGCTATAGGCCCACTTGGCTTCACGTTCGTACCCGTCACTGTGTATTCGTAGCCCGTGCGGTACTGATAAGAGTTAATGACTTCGTTGACCTTGGTCTTCGTAGTAGTCGTGGACTTGAGAGTTCCTTGCTGGAAATTTGGAACCACAGGTATGGACTTAGCTTCGGGCGCAGCAAGCGCAACAACGCAAAGTACGCCCCAAGCGAGCCAAACCCCAAGCCACATTTATTTGATGGTAAGTTCTGAGGTCAGCTGTCCTATCGCCAAAGTATTCGCGCCACCAGCCGTAATCGTCATGGTGTGATCTGCATTAATGACACCTGCCAAGCTGCCTGCAGTGCCGCCAGCGGTAGAAATGACGCTGCCAAAGTTAGCAGTGTCACCTGTCGTAATTGCTGACGTAGGCACAGCATCAGCTTGTGTATAAGACTGGCTGAACGAGAATGCTTCGCCAGGAGTGTCTTGTGTGGCCGCAATCGTGCCAGGGGCGTAAATACCACTGGTGATTGTCCCAGCCGAAACAGTGTTGGCGGTATTGCCGTCAGTGGTGTCGATATTTGAACCACTGATGGAGAAGGAACTTCCGATTCGCTCAGCAGTTGTTACTGCGCCGCCAACTTGGAGTGAGACTGACGACATAATTTTATGAGTCAAATCAGCACGAGCAGGCAAGGCAGACGCAAGTGTGATGCCCAATACCAAAAGTGCGCGGTTCATTTGATGCCGGTTTTGGTGTCTTTGTTCTCAACGATAACGCTCTTCTCCTCTTTCTTCTTTTGGCCGTTGCGGCCTACGGATAGTCCGTAGCTGGCAGCCGTAGAACTCAGCAGTGATGCACTGAAGGTCACGTCGATGGACTGCTTAAAAATGCCCAGGTAATTAGCGGTAATGACACCCATGGCCCAAACCATGATTGTTAGGCGAACGAAGTCGCCAAGCCACCCATTGGAATGATCTTCTTGTTCTTCCGACTTCGTCTCCTTGGTCTCTGCCATGATGAAACCAGTGCTAGCGGCGGATCATGGTAGAAGTCTGGGCCGCCGTTGCAGGCGCGTCAATAACAGTGGCTGGTGTTGGGGTCTCGGGCATCAACCGCCAAGCTCGTCAGGGCCAAGACTCGCTGATCAGGCTCACGGCTGCAGTCGACAACCTGTCAGGTCGACTAGATATCTTGCACAACGACATCAAGACCAAAGACATGGAGGTCTTTGCCAGATTGAACGAATTGGAGCGTTCAGTGGCTCGACTTGAGGGGCATACAGATAGGCACTAACGTATTAGTGATATTCAAAGCAGTCTCATGCTTTTAGTCCTCAAGCCAATCTTGATGACCGCATGGAAGTCAAGGGCATTCAAGGAGCTGATTGTCGCGATGCTGGAGAAGATCGTCGCGAGAACGGACAACGACTTGGACGACTTGGCGGTCAAGCATGTGCGTGAAATGCTGTTGCCTGACACAAGGATTGAAAAGTAGTTGTCATCCGGCATCATCCAGCTGACCCTGCTGTTGCTTGGCATGGCCTTTGCTTTATTGCCGTTTTTCCAGTTTTTCCGTGGTACGCCCCACCAGCTGGCTGCTATTAAACAGCTTGAGGAGTCAATGCCATCGGAGCTACTGGAGGAAGACGAAGCTGATTGGTTTCAAGCCTGGAAAGAAAGCGGCTATGACCAGCAGATCTACATGCCCTACTTCAAGCAGCTCGACAACAAGACAGGGACTGGTTATCGAGAGTGCTTTAGTTCAGCAGCAGCCATGGTGGCGGCCTATTACAAGAAGGTTCGTACGGATGATGAGTACAGCAAAATTCGCGCCAAATTCGGGGACACCACGTCAGTAGATGCCCAGCTTGCAGCGTTGCGCAGTCTTGGTTTAGAGGCTGAGTTTCGGCAAGACGGCGATGCTGACTTAGTAGAGCTGGAGGTCGAGGCTGGACGACCAGTGTTGGTTGGCTGGTTGCATCACGGCAACATGCTTCGCGGCGAAGCACCTATGTGCAACGGCATAGGCTGCGGACATTGGAGCGTCATTAGTGGTTACGCAGGGAAAAACAGCAATGACCCTGAGTGGATCATGCAAGATCCACGCGGCTACCCAGAGATGGAAAAAGGTGGCCACAGCAACCCACACCTTGGCCGCAATGTTCGCGTAAGACAGGCTGCATTCCACCAGCGCTGGCAAGCGAATGGACCTAGAACTGGCTGGGTGATCCTCGTTAATCAGTGAGTCATGAAAAAGTTTCTTGCTTCAGTTTTGGCTTCAGCAGCAATTGCCACGCCAGCGTTGGCGCAGGACAAAGTGAAATCTTGGCGCAGCTTTGATTCAGTTGGCTGCATGATGCTCAAGGAGTGTACTGAAGGCGTAAGACAAATCAAAAGTTGGGAGGATCTTGGCCCTGAATATGAAATTGCCGCAGCAGAACTAAACGGCATTGCTCAGGCCTTAGACAAGGTTGGGGCTGCAGTGTATATCGCAGATGAGAAATATTTCGCTTTTCGCATGCGCGGGGTATATGACGTGCGTGGTAACAACATCTTCCTGAATGAGTTCTATATTGATCAGCCAACAAAGATAATTCAGGTCATTAGGCATGAAGGCTGGCATGCGGCTCAGGACTGCATGGCAGGCACGTTGGACAATACCTTTACTGCTTTAATTCATCCAGAAAAAGCAGTGCCCGACTGGAT